TTCTTCTGTGTATTGACCAATGACAGGGCGTGTAGGTAGAGCATTACGCTGTACTGTCTGGTAAGCCCCTAGTGTAGGCTTTGGCCCTTCTAGTACACCTACCATGCCGTACTTCTGCATGATTGTAGCAGTGATGTTCTTAGGGAAAGATACGTTAGGGTGATCCTTCCGTAAGTCTCCGAATGTGTAAGGGAACTTAGTTACTGTTCCACCGTTTATTTTAGCATACATGTTGTGTTCTCCTTATGTAGTGCTATTGTGTTAGCCCGTTAGGGCGTTGCTTATGCATTATGCTATTCGTAGATTGCTAGGCAATCGCATAGAAGATGTAGGTGCCGCCAGAAGCATTTACGCTTGAGCCATTCGTTGCAAGCTGAAAGCCAGAACTTGTTGGGTCTATAATATCACCAGCATTTATCTCCGCAGAAGTAGAGTTTAACATTAAATAAGGATCGGTTCCCGCTACAATGCCTCTTTCAGAATCAAACAGGTACCAGTTTTCTGCACTATCAGTACGCTTTATAAGAACAAATCTTGGCCCTGCACTAAAACCACAATCAATACTTGGGCCTGTTATACTACCATTCCCTGTATAACTCCCCACCTTGGATATACCATCAAGTGATGCAAATAGGTAGGCTATGTAGTTACGTCCTGAACCATTGTTTAACCCTGTGTTAAGGCCAAGTCCAAAGGTAGTAGCATCAGGATCAGAGGTTCCCCAAAGTCCAGAGGCGGTTTGCACCGTATTAGTGTTGTCAAGGTTGAGCCATTTGTCTATGCCTAAGTCCTTATGAAACACAGTCCAAGAAGTAGCAAAGTCACGCACTTTCACCCATATCATCTCAGGCGCAACACCAAGGTTATGGTTTATAGTTTGAGCTGCACCCGCCCCAGCGTAAGCAACGACATCAAAGAAGTTAGGCGCACGTTTCCATACCCAATTATACTCATTTGTATTCGTAGCTGCTGTAACACCTGTGGGGCCAACACCATTCATATTATCCCAAGCACTAAAAGACTGAGATGTCTCAGCATTTGTTAGGTTAGTATGTAAATAATTTGCACCAGTTAATCTTGATCGCAACATCCAGTTTGAAGTTGTGTTTTTAACTCTATAAAGCCAAGTATCAGTGACAGCCCCAAGATTTGCATAATATCCATCACCGTTTTGATTGGAGTATTCCACATCAAACACATCAGTCGCACTCTCAGGCACCGCCATTGGGCCTCTGCGTATGGCTATGTAGATGTAGGTGCCTCCAGATGCGTTTACATTTGTGTTTGTTCCGTTAATCATGTAACCTGTTGGTTGAGCTTGAGCAAAACCCCCACTTATAGCCCCTGCACCTTCTGCATTGGATAAATCTGCATAAAGCCAAGCATAATCAACGTCAGTCATACTACGCATATTATCTTGCAATACCCAGTTATAACCGCTAGTGTCTGTCCTTTTAGTTAAAACCCACTGAGGCTCAAATCCAAGGTCAACTTCCAATCCAGAACTGCCTGTTCCAGTATAACTCCCACACTTGATAATGTCCTGATCCCCTGTAGGGCCGAAGTCACCGTCACCGTCATTGTGGGCGAATAGGTAAGCAACGTAAGTGCCGCCAGAGTTGTTTGTTCCAGTGCTTATAACTGTAAATGTAGAATTATCTACAGCCGTAATATTTGATCCAGAAGTAGCGGCAGATGTATCAAATAAAATTCGGCTTCCTGTAATGCCGCCAGATAGACCTCTATGGAAAATTGTCCATGCAGCCGAAGCATCTGTTCGTTTAATAATTATACAACCTGGAGTAGAACCAAGGCTGTGAGATATTGCTCTGCTTGAAGTTCCATCCCCAGTATAAGTCACCACATCAAAGAACTTAGGGGCTTTGCGGAATGTCCAAGTACAATAGTCTGTTCCTGACTTGTTTATAGCCCAGTTACTGTCTGCACCTAAAGTAAATCCATTACTGTTAAATGCAGTAAGATTGTTAGTGCCTGTAATTTCAGCAGAGGTTGACCCACTATCAAGATACTTTAATGCACCTCTTTCTGTGTCAAAGAAAGCATTAGGATATGCTTGGCTTCTAGCTTTAGACCAAACCAACCCACCTTCACCACTTAGGTCAATGCCATTGGTGATCGTCTTTGTAGAACCCGTACCAGTATACAAATAAGTGCTGAACACATCCTCAACATTCAGGGGCTTAGTCAATGTATTAGCTGCAGTAGCTGCTATTCTAGCTGTATTACTCATGCTAGGTTCTCCCCTAGTGTTTTCTTTTTATGGTTTAACTTCTTTGTCTCTGAGATTTTACGTTTAGTTTCTTCTGACATTACATATCCTGACTTCTTTTTAGCCTCAGAGATACGGCGACAGTGTTCTTCACTTCTTACTTTACCGTAGTTAAAGTTATTCTTACCTTTATTTAACTCTGATAGTTTTCTTTTAGCCTCTTCAGATAGCCTTTTACCTGTACGTGCCTCTGAGATTTTACGTTTAGTTTCTTCTGACAGCACTTTTCCTTTTGCTGACTCTGATAACTTACGTTTAGTATCTTCAGATAAAGTCTTGCCGTGCCAACCACCAACAACTAAGTTCAAACACTTAGGGTTTTCTACTTCTCTTTGTGTTACTACAAGAGACTCCCATAATAAACACTCTTCGTATGTACCTAAAAATAGCACATCACGTACCCAGTCACTAGGGTCAACACAGGACGCTTTTGTTCTTCCACCAAACTTGCTTACAAATACAGTACCACTACCTGCGTACCCGTCTTCAGTGTCACCTTTGTGTATGCCTCTGTAAAACTCTCCAGTAGACTTACGAACCCACTGATAGCCAAACGAATCTTTCTCTTGTTGTTCTATCATGCTAAGTTCTCACCAGCCTTTTTACCGTAGTACGTAGTACCACCATCTGTTGTAATGAATGTATATACTTCCTTAGAAGCTGTAGCTGTAGGTGCTGTACCCAAGTGCCACTTAACTGAGCTAGGCCATGTGATAGCACTACCGTCACCAACGACTTCAACAGTAAAGCCTGTAGCTACACCTGAAGCTGGTGGATTAGTGAAAGATACTGTCGTTGCAGCAGATATGGTAAGACTAAAAGTATGACCAGTAGATAAATCTATAGATGCTGTACCTGCAGATGTAGAATACTGAAACACAGAGTCTGCACCAGAGCCTATAAGATATAGCTTAGAAGAGTCTGGTTTTACATACCAACCTTGGGGGCTACCTTCCTGCGTAGGTGAAAACTCTACACTATTGTAGCTGGCTGTCGATACGTCATAAGCAGTCGATAGGTCATACTGGAATAGTTTATCTGTCCCATTTCCCCCGACAATCATTCTGGTTCCATTGTTTACTAAAAACACATCAGTAAGGGTTCCTGTCGTAATAGTATCACTGACATCTTTACTTTTACTGTCATAACTTACTGTGCTTACGTCCCAAGCTGTAGACAGTGAGTATTGGTACACATACTTTGTAGTATCTCCAGCCATCCACAGTTTAGTACCATCGTCTTTAAAGTAGATACCGTTAGGTGCAGCGTCTTGAGTACCAAAGTCAAAGCTGACACTATCATAAGAAGCAGTAGAAATATCCCATGCAGTAGATAAAGTATATTGCTCTATTTCATCTCCAGCATCTGCTTCACCCGTAACATACAGCTTAGTTCCGTCTGATTTGATCCACATACCTCTAGGAGCAGACTCTTGGGTAACAACACTAAAGTTTTTACTCTCATAAGACGCTGTAGATAAATCCCAAGCTGTAGACATAGCATATTGCCATATAAAATCATCGGCAGTATCTAGTACATAAAACTTAGTTCCATCGGATTTAAAGAAAACATCTCTTCCGTTACCCGCTGTTTGAGATAAAACACTAAAAGAAGAGTTGTCGTAAGCTGCAGAGCTTAGATCAAACTCTACAGTAGACGAACTATTACCGTTAGTACCTAAGTACCGTGTAGCACTAAGGCCATTCTTTATCTTAAAACTTTTATCGTTAGCCATTCCTTCACCTTCCAGATTAGCTGTTGTATTAACTTAGATTGTCGGCTACTTTAAAGCCTTGATATGTTGTACCACCATCGTCTGTACTGATGCTGAACAAGTCTGTCTCACCAGTAGCAGGGGCAGCAGGAGATATACCACCAGCCCATTCTATTGAGGTAGGCCATGTGATTGTGTATGTAGTCTGACCTACAGAGTATTGATATACACTATCCGTGCTGTTTCCAATCATATACATCTTGGTAAAATCAGAAGAAAAAAACAAGTCTTGAGCAGAAGTATCTTGTCCATTCACACTAATGGTTGCCGTAGAAGACCCCCCTGTAGAAATATCAAAAGGAGTAGATAAAGTGTACTCATTTACATCGTCATTAGTTTGATCTACAGAATATATTTTTGTTCCGTCACTATTAATAAAAACCCCTGATGGATTTAAAGCAACAGAAAGATTTTTACTGTCGTACGAAGCTGTAGATAAATCCCAAGCAGTGCTTAGTGTATACTGGTATATCTTATCAGTTGCAGTACCTGTAATATACAACTTGGTTCCACTAGGGTTAAAACACAACCCTTTTGGTAGTGTTTCTTGAGAACCTACGCTAAAGCTAACACTGTCGTAAGAAGCAGTAGAAACATCCCAAGCCGTAGATAAACTATATTGCCATACATTATCACTATCATATCCTATCATATACATCTTAGTACCATCTGACTTAAACCAAACTTGGTTAGGTTCTGCATCTTGACTTGTGACATTAAAACTTTTTGAAGCGTAACTAGCCGTAGATAAGTCCCAAGCTGTACTTAATGTGTACTGAAAGATAGAGTTATTAACACCGCCAACAACATACATAGTCGTTCCATCTGGCTTAAAGAACAATCCCGTACAGGTTGCGTCTTGGCTTGATGCACTAAAGCTAACACTATCATATATAGTAGTTGAAAAATCAGCAGCATTTGCACCAGTAACCTCTAGCTGAAACGACTGGACATCACCTGCATTACTAAAAGCATATGTTGTGTTAGCTGCTAGTGTCTCACTAAAGTAGTTACCAGTAGAAAGATCGACAGTACCACTTGTGATCGTACCAAGTGTAGTCTTAGTGCTACCACCGACTTCTACAGCATTCTTTACAATAAAGTCTTTATCGTTAGCCATTACTTAGCTCCATCTATTGCTTGGATTGCTTGGTAGGTACTACCACCGTCACGAGTGTTTATTGTTATAACATCTGTTTCACCAAGGGCTGGTGCTGTAGGTGCTGTACCCCCTGACCACTCTAAGTCTGTATCATATGTGATAGTGGGAATGTAAGGGTTACGAATAGCTATGTAGATGTAATTATTACCACTTGTATTAGCCCCATCTGATGTAGTTACAACCTGAAAACCTGTTGAAGACGGGGTATAATAATCTAAATTAGTTATCTCTGCCCCATTACTCTGGGGTTGCAAGATGTAATCGTTCCCGCTACCGAGGTTTCTTTC